TTTAGATCAAGTGCTGCTTGTGCAGCAGTTGAAACTGGCTTGTTAACATCAGATGTGTTGTCTACGTTTCCAAGATCAACCATTGCCTTTGTAATACCAGAAACTGTACCTGTAAATGTAGGTGAAGCAAGTGGTGACTTTAGATCAAGTGCTGTTTGAGTATCACTAGATATTGGCTTATTTGCATCAGAAGTATTATCTGCATCTGCAAGTCCAACCATATCTTTTGTAACTGCACCAGTTGCAATTTTAGCATTTGTAACTGCTTGATCTGCAATTTTTGCAGTAGTTACTGCTTCTGCTCCAATTTTTCCTGCTGTAACTGCTGTATCGGCAATGTCTGCTGTCACAATAGTTCCTTCAGCAATCATTCCACTTGTAACTGTTCCTGATGGAAGATTTACTGTACCAATAAATGTTGGTGAATCAAGGTTTGCCTTAAAATCAAGGGCTGTTTGAGTTGCTGTTGAAACTGGCTTATTAGCATCTGTTGTATTGTTAACTGATCCTAAGCCAACATCTGACGCTGTTATTCCTAAAGGAGTTACAAAAGTTTTGTTAGTTAATGTTTGTGTTCCTGATAGTGTTGCAAGAACTAGCGTGTCTGTAATACCATGAACATTTGATGTATCTGTATTATGGTTTGAAAGAATTGTTGTTGTTACTAAATCTGCTGTATTTGTAATACCATGGATATCAGTTGTGTCTGTAGCATGGTTTGTCAAGTTTGTTGCTATTGTTGTTAAGAATGCTGGGTTGTCTCCCATGGCTGCTGCTAATTCATTAAGTGTATCAAGAGTTGCTGGTAAATCAATTCCAGAAAGACCACCCAAGATTGACTCTGCATCTGTAAAGTACTTGAGGGATGCCCATGCAGAAGAACCGTTACCTACTTTAAATTTAACTGTGTCGGTTTCAAAACCAATTTCTCCTGCTGCCAAAGTTGGGTTTGCAGCCGTCCATTGCGCTGCTGTTCCTCTGCGCTGTTGCATTCTTGTTGCCATATTTTATTTCTCCTTTATGGGGGCTGCCCATTAACTTATCTTATTATAACACCCAATTTTTAATTGAAGTTATCTACTACACTACCGCCATCGAATACAACTGTCCACTCTGTTGAAGAGGGGCTGCCTGCATCCAAACCTACACCCAATGGGCTATTGAATGATCCACCTTCATAGAACTGGGATACTATGAAACCAGTTCCATCAATTGCGGTATCGTGAATATGTTGTGGTAAATTATTTGTATCATCAATAGTGGCCTGGGTATACCATGCTCCATCATAATAGAAATTAACTCTGTTTGTTGCAGTGTCTAACCACATTGTTCCATTAGTTGGTGAAGAGGGAGCAGTAGAGCCTACGGCCATTGAACGACTATCGACATACTCCTTGGTTGCTGCGTGGGCATTGATAGTAGGAGTTCCTACTGTTACTGCGCCTCCGAATGTACCGCCGTTTGCTACGACTAATCCATTCTTGACCTTGAAGTCTTTATCGACTATTGCCATTTACTACTCCTTCTTCCAACTATTTTTATTTTTTATTAAACTAGAAGTGTTCCCATAACAGTAACTGTTGAGTCATTGTTAGCGGTTGTTACCTGTAGTTGTACGTTTGCTCCTGAAATACCTGCTGAAATTGATGACGCTGAGCCATTTGTTCCAACAATTCCGTATTCAGTGATTGCAATGTTATCTGAAGAGTCAAGTGTCAAAAGGACCTTTGATATTTCAGTATGTGTTCCGTAGGCAACCTTTACAAGGTATTCTGCTGAACGGTAGTCAGCCTTTGCGAAGGCGTGTGCTACTTGAATTCCTGCTGTAGGTGCTGAAAGTGTTGCTGCAACCTGCTTAGCAACTGAGTTTAACTCAACTGCTGTGAAGTTTGGAACAACTGCTTCAAGAGCGTCTACTGCTCTTTGTGCTGTGAAGTAAAGGTTATTTGCTCCACCAGCACCAGTATTGTCTGTTCCTTCTGCAAGATCATTAGTATCAGAATCTGCTACACCGTTTTCTGCGGTAATAGTAAGTCCTGAACCTGTGCCTGAGATTGTAATATTTGTTAGTGTTGCACCAGTCAAAAGGGCTGCTGCTGAAGTCTTGGCACGAGCATCTGTAAAGTAAAGGTTTGTTGAGCCCTCTTCAATATCATCTGTGTCAATAAGATCAATCTGATCTTCAATTGTTCCACCAACAGCGTCAATTGCTCGCTGGTTTGTGAAGTAGAGGTTTGCTGAACCTTCTGCTACATCGTCTGTTATAAGGCTGTTTGCTACATCAGTTGCTGCTTGCTGTGCAATACTAATTTCTGTTGCTGTCTTATATGCTGACCAAACCTCTGTTGAAAGGTTTGATGCATCATTGATCAAGTCATCTGCATAGTCCTTAGCATCTTGCTCTGCATCATCAGCATATGACTCATAAGCAGTTGTTATTGCTGTCTCACGGCCATCTGTGTAAGAATTTGCATCAGATTCTGCTGTATTAGCATAACCCTGTGCTGTTGTAAGAGCAGTTGTAATTTCTCCATCTACATAACCCTTATTTGCTGCATCAGTTGAAGATGTTGGTGCTCCAAGGCTTGTAACCTTATTTGTTCCACCAAAGTCAAGGTTTCCGCTCATGCTGTCGCCAGCCTTTGCTACCTTTTCTCCAATTGATGTTGTAACTGTTGTAATAAAGTCTTCGTCATCACCAATTGCTTGGGCCAACTCATTAAGAGTGTCTAGCAGTTCTGGTGCTCCGTTAATTAAGTCTGCAACTGCTGTATCAACGTATGACTTTGTTGCTGCATCTTGGTTTGCTGAAGGATTTAGAAGACCAGATACCTTGTAACCACCAGCAGCAAGATCGCTACCAAGTGTCTTATTAGAAAGTGTCTGTGTATCTGTTGTACCAACAACATTACCAGTTACTCCGTGTGCTGAAGTGTCTAATTCGTGTGTTGAAAGATCTCCTGCTACTGTACCAACAATTCCATCAGCATAAGACTTTGCATCAGCCTCTGCTGTGTCTGCGTATGATTCATAAGCAGTTGTAATTAATCCTTCACGAGTATCTGTGTAAGCCTTAGCATCTACTTCTGCTTGGTCAGCGTATGCTTCATAAGCAGTTGTAATTAATCCTTCACGAGTATCTGTGTAAGCCTTAGCATCTACTTCTGCTTGGTCAGCGTATGCTTCATAAGCAGTTGTAATTAATCCTTCACGAGCATCTGTGTAATCTTCAGCGTTTGATTGTGCTGTTGCTGCTGCTCCAACTGTATCCCAAAGACCAGTGTTAGCATCAATCGCTCTCTGGTTTGTAAAATACTTATTTGTTGCATTTTCTGCAAGGTCTGCAGTGTCATGGTTTGAAAGTGAAGAAACTGTTCCAGTTACGTTACCAATCAAGTCTGCTGTAATATCACCAGCAGCAAAATCTCCATTAGCATCACGCTTTACAACTGTGTTTGCTGTGTTAGCAGATGTTGCTGTACCACCAATAAGATCAATAATATAATTTTGATCTGCTGTTTTCTTTGTAAGAACGTCAAAACCGTTAACTGTCGCTGTTGTACCTTCAACGATTAAACCACTCTTAATTTTAAAATCTTTATTTACTGTTGCCATTTTTTATATCTCCTTTTATTACGCCTTAAGTCCAATTCGTGCGTAACGAACTGTGACTGGCTTGATCGCAGGATCTGGAGTGACTGTAATAGCCACGGTATTTCCAGTGCGAGAGACATCAATGGTGCCAATATTCCCATCATTGTCGATAGTGCCGTACTCGCTGACTGATACATTTGTACCGTCAACAAGAATTGTTAATTCAGTTGCATAGAACTTGTTGTCCCCTGCAGAGGTCTTTGATATTGAAATAATATACTTGACCATGCGCCAAACTGTAGCATCAAAGTTATCAATGACAGTTACATTTTCAATGCCGTTGACTTCATTTTCGTTGTTACCCTTTGATCCCAAATCTGTTGCTTGGGCTGAAGCGGTATCAATTAAGTCTACGTAATTTTCTTGAGTTGGTCTATCACCTGTTTGGAATAAACCTTTTACATCTGAAATTGATATTTTAGCCATGTGGTAATTATATCACCCTTTTAATTATCTAATTAGAGAATATAGTTGCTGTAGCCAATAACCTGTAGTGGGATTGCTGGAGTATTACCTAAACCAATAGCCACAATCTGAATGGCTGAAAACTTAACTCTAAAAGGAAGTATATCTGTAATCAAAGTGTTTCTTGTAAAGTCTTCTACCTGAATTAATGGATAGTCAATAGGAAAAATTTGTTTTGTTTTGCCGTTAAGTTTATCAAGTATTAATGCTGTGGCCATTAATCTGTTACATCTTCAAGAATTTTTAGGCTACCCTGAGCAACCGTCCAAACTCTTGTAGGGTCTGACACTTGAATGTCAAAGATGTCTCCTGTTTGAAGTTGTACTGACTCTGCTGCTGTTAGCCAAACTGTAAACTCTCCAACTAGGTCATCTTCATCTGCAACTGGATATAAATTTAAAACTAGTGTCGCAGCATCTGTAATAATTCCAGGGGTTGAAGTAGGTCTTTTAATCTTCATAGCAATATCCCATTCAGATCCCGCGCCTTTTAGGATCAAAGGAACTTTAGCATCATCTGTTACATAAACCTTAAACCCAGAAGTATCTCCACGAACTACAGTCCAAATAACTGTTGGCGGTGCATTGCCAATATCGTATGATGTTTGAGATCCTCTTAAAGTTGCCATAGTTTATTATATCACGACAGGCCGTCTTTGAGAGCGCCCCAAGTGCCGTTTCCTTTTGTTTGAACTATTAACATACCGCTAACTGACTGAATGGCAACAACGGCTACATATCTTGCTGGTCCTGTACTTGGACGGGTTGAAACAAGTGTTCCACTTTCATCAACATAAACCCTTGTGCCAGGAAGACCAAGACCTGTTGTATTCATTTCTAAAACACCAGAAACAATTACAAGCCCATTTGTATTATTTGCAATACTGCTTTTTACTAACCCTAATATTGGAATATCTGGATTGTGAGATACACTTGATGGATTATATTTTTCTATTAATGATTTTCCACTAAGACTTCCGCTAATAAAAACTGGTGTACCAGTATCAATTGCTGCTCCTGTAGTATTTCTAGCATCAAGATATGCTGCGCCATAGCCTAGTGGAGGCAAAATATCATTTAAAGCATCAACTAATACTTTAAAGTCTCCGTGTACGTTCACGGGATCAGAAGCAATAGGATATTTCATAGTAGGATAATTAGATGATGATTGCGCCATAATTTCTATTATACCACCCTCTAAAGTTGACTTTTGACAAATTTTTATGTTATACTAGTAAGTAACACCTACCAAGGTGTTGTTGTTTTCTAAGGAGGAAACTATGATTAAATTTATCGAAAGAAACAAAGAGATCATTAGCACACTCAGTATCGTAGCACTAGTAACAGTTATGTCTAATTCTGCTAATGCTATTTCAGATTTTGATACTAAGAATAACCTTAGCCTGAAACAGGCTCAGACATCGGAAACCACCTCGAAAGAGGTTTTTTTGGTTTCTAAAGCAAAAAAGTTAGAGAGTTTTGAAAATAAGGTTTCTCTAACAGATTTAGAACTAAAGGAACTGCTTTCCCTAGTTGGCTTCAAGGGTAAAGACCTTGTTGTGGCTTGGGCAGTAGCAAAGAAAGAATCTAATGGACGACCATTGGCCTTTAATGGCAATCACAAGACTGGGGATTCGTCTTATGGTATGTTCCAAATTAATATGATTGATACACTTGGTCCTGATCGTAGGGACAAGTTTGATCTTGACTCTAACGCTGAATTATTTAATCCCGTCAAGAATGCTGAAATTGCATACTACATGACAAAGGGTGGGGACGACTGGTCTTCTTGGAAAGGCATCACTCCAAAGACTAAGGAATGGATGGCTAAGTTTCCTCGCTAATTCCTTCTTGGTGGCATGCCAAGTGCCCTAGGCTCAACTACAACATGTGAACTGTAGTTTGGAATAAAGTCTGTGTATTTTGTGTCTATACCAGACTCTTTAAGAAAATTGTAAACTTTTTCTTTTGGAATTTCTAATTGACCAGACATTAGCATAGACAGTCTATTAGTTGATTCTTCAACATGGCTCCAGTAGTGTTCTTTTCTGCCGTCTGCCCAAGGCCTAAGCGTTTCTCTTGTTACAGATCCATTTGCCTGTCCATGCGACTGATTGTGAAAAACATCCCTTGTGCCAATAGAGTAAATTTTCCAATCTTTTGCATAAGTTCTTAAAGATAAAGCAAACTCTTCAGTATTGAATGATTCTTTACCGCTAATACCAACTTCATCAATCCATTGCTTGGGTGCAAAAAGGTAACAACATGTAGCCCAATACGAACGAACTATTTCCTCTATTTCTAAAACCCTGTATCCTGGAAACTGAAATCCTGGAACTAAATTATTAAATAAAAATCCATACAGTGATACTTTACAGTCTGTAACAAAATTAATTGACCCGTCTGACATTATTTTATACTCTGCTGGGGCATATGCAATAATAAATTTTTCATTATTAATATTTAATTTTTCATATCTTTCAACAGCAAACCTATCCCATTCTGGTGCTGCATAGGTGTGTGAATCAAACTGTATAAAATAGTTATAATCTACATTAACTTGAGTTGCCAAGTTTCTAGCCCAACAGACACCACCCCTATACTCTGAAAGATCAAAGTGCCTATATAATAACTGTTCTTTTGGTATAAAAGATAAATCATATTTAGTATTATCTTCTGAAACTATAGAAAAATACAGATCCTCTTTATTTTTTGCCTGATGCCACAAAGAAAACATTGTAGAATAAAACTCTGGGTCACAATAATTGACAACACTAACTAATATTTTTTTCATCCCTTATTTCTTATTCCAGTATATAAATGTTGTGGGCCTTTTGTAAAAAACCAATGATCTGGCTCTACATAAAAGAAAAAAGCATTTGCAACTAGGTTATTCTTTGGGTCAGGGAATTCCTCTCTCCAGTGTTGTTGATCATTCCCGTATGAAATAACCATATCATTTTCTTCTGGTTGAAACTTTATTCCTTCAACATAAAAATCCCAAGGTGTTTTATGAAAAATTGTATAATTCATATGGTATGTACAAGCATTATCATCAACATGTTTCCAAAGTCTAGCCTTTTCTCCTTCATAGATACTTAATAAACACCAGGAAGGAAGTAATGTTTCTGATTCAAATTCTTCTTTTGCCAGTGGTAGAAGCATCTGATGAAATTTTCTAAGTGGTATTATATTTTCTCTATGTGTTCCGTCCCAAATTGCCCATTGATGTCTACCAAAACCTTCGTCAAATGTACTTTTATCTGTTGACCAAAGATGCATTGCTAGATCTTGTAATTCCTTATGTTCTTTTTCTGGAAGAACGGTTTTTAATAAATATGGCGCTTTCATCGTAGAAAACTAACTACTGCATATTTATCGCCTTCAATAATTGGGGATACTGAGTGATTATAAACATATATAGATGGAAATATAATTATTTGATTAGTTTTTGGTTTAAGTTTAATATTAAATCTTGGAAAGTTTATTTCTCCACCAATATAATCATCATTTAAATAATATACAACTGAAACTCTTCTATGATATTCGGTTCCGTCATCTACATGATTAATAAAACCTTGTCCTGGACTATATTTCATTATTCCGTATACGTCATGCCATTCAGGAAATATCTTATAATACTCTTTATAGTCTTTCTCTATTGGATCAAAATGATCAAAGAACAACCTGTTTAATTTTAAAGAAGTTATTTTTTCTAAATCTTCAACTTCTGCATAAGACCATTTAGGTGTAATCCATTTAGAATCCATCATCAATTTTTGAATTTCTTTATATAAAAAAACATTATCTGGAATTACATTATCATATACAACAATTCCTGGAGCAATTTCTTCTTTTATCATTACCATTTTCCTAACGGACACGATGCTGCTTCTAACATTACTTTTGCTTTCATAAAACATCCACATTTTTTACATTGTTTTGTTAATTTTATTAGTTCTGGACATTGTTTGCATATATTAAATCTTTGATTAGAGAGATCTGATTCCTTTACATAATTTTTTAAATTAAGCATGTGTAAAGGATTTACTTCGTTCATTTTATTCTGAATCTCTTTGTGTTAGGCCTTGGAAGACACCCTTCTTATTATGAGAGATTAGATCTCCTGCAATAAAGAGTGAATAAGGATTTACAGTGATGTCATAAACATCTGTTGTTTCATCAACATAACCCAATACTTCAACAAGTACATCTGTTGCTTGATTATTTATGTCATAAACTAAATAGTCGCCAAGTTTAATTACACCAGCCTGAATAAATGCGTATACTCCATCTCTCTTAACTAGCATTAAGTGCTCTAGAGAGAATCTTCTTTGCTTACTACCATTAAACATTACAGTAGTTGCAACATCTCTTGCCTTAATTGCACTAATAGTTGTTTCAACAACTGATGATCCAGTTAGAGTATCAGATACCCATGTCTCAGCAAAATCAACAGATGAGTTATCTGGTAATTCATTGAAACTGTAGGATACTAGACTTTGTCCTATAAACAAATCTCTTGCTTTAACATATCCACTAGTTGTTCTTACAAGAACATCACCCTGTACACATCCATCAATTGGTGCAACTGGTGTTGGTTCAGTTGGAGTTGGGGTAAATACTGGTGGGAAGAATGGACAGAATACTGGTGGGAAGAATGGACAGAATACTGGTGGGAAGAACGGACAGAATGATGGTGGGAAGAACGGTGGGAAGAACGGTGGGAAGAACGGTGGGAAGAATGGTCCTGTTGCTGGAGGCGTACAGTCTTGTGTGTCCGAATCTGTTCCTGTTGTAACAATTGGGGCTGGGTTTGGAGAACATCCACTTGCAGTTTCTGTTATAGTATACGATCTAGTTCTTGTTTGTGCATATTCATCTGGGCCACCAACTCTTACACAAGCACCCCAAGGACCCCACTCACCGTAAGTTGTTGTTGTTGTCCAGGTTGGTACACATGTTGGTGCAACTGGTGCAACTGGTGCAACTGGTGCAACTGGTGCAGTTGGTGTAGGTGTTGTACAAGTTACTGATGGATATCCTGAAGAACTTGCTGCAGTAATATTGGTTGCAGTTGGATATGTTGCTAATAAATTATCTAATGCCTGTCCTGATGTTGCTCCTGTGTCAGTAACCGTAGTTCCACCAACACAACCAGAGATATACCAAGTTGTTGCAACAGGTGTTGGAGTAGGTGTTGTACAAGTTACTGATGGATATCCTGAAGAACTTGCTGCAGTAATATTGGTTGCAGTTGGATATGTTGCTAATAAATTATCTAATGCCTGTCCTGATGTTGCTCCTGTGTCAGTAACCGTAGTTCCACCAACACAACCAGAGATATACCAAGTTGTTGCAACAGGTGTTGGAGTAGGTGTTGTACAAGTTACTGATGGATATCCTGAAGAACTTGCTGCAGTAATATTGGTTGCAGTTGGGTGAACTTCTAGAAGATTATCAAGGGCTCTTCCTGATGTTGGACCTTCTCCATAAACAGGACTTCCATTAACGCAACCAGAGATGTACCAAGTAACAGGTGTTGGTGTTGGTGTTGGTACACATGCTGCAGGAATTCCCAATAAAGTAACAATTTCAGCACTTGACAAGTTTGATATTGTAGTTGTTCCTGTAATGTTTGTAATTCCTGATCCTGTAGGAGGTGTTCCATAAGCGCCTGAATAAGCAGTCGTTGATCCGTTACATGTTACATAAATATCATAAATTGTAACCTCTGGTGTTGGTGTTACAGGAGTAGGTGCTACAGGAGTAGGTTCTACAGGAGTAGGTGCTACAGGAGTAGGTGCTACAGGAGTAGGTGCTACAGGAGTAGGTGCTACAGGAGTAGGTGCTACAGGAGTAGGTTCTACAGGAGTAGGTGCTACAGGAGTAGGTGCTACAGGAGTAGGAGTTGCTGCTAAAAATATTCCTATACCACTTGGGCCACGAAATAATGGACTCATGATTCTACCTGTTTACTACTAAGCAAACTTGTTCTGTGATGCAAGAGCAGTAAATGTTTCTGCACCTGTTTTCCTAATTGTATAAACATAAACATCTGTTGAGTTAATGTTTCCTGAAGAAGGGGCTATTCCACCTAACCATTTAGGAGTTACTGATGCACCATCAACAGTAAGTGCTGTTGGGTAATATGCAGTTCCACTTTGAGGAGATTCAAATACAACAGAGATTTGCTGACCTGTTGCCATTAATGAATTAAGAGTAGTTGTTGCATTGCCACGAATATTTATTGTCCAATTTGCGACGGCATTGGAAGTACGAATATCAATAGAAGAAGTAGCAACATCAATATCAATTGCTCCAGTTGCTGCTGTTGCAGAAATAGTTGTTAATTCTTTTGGTGATACAAGTGAAGATTTATCAACTCCGTCTACATAAGACTTTGTTGCTAAAAGAGAAGTATCTGCTATGCCATGGACATTTGTTGTAGATGAATTATGTGTTGTAATTGCAGCATTTCTGGCTAATACTTCTGCTGCATCTGCTGCAGTTCTATTTACTACTTCAAGAGCATCTGCATCTACAAGATTCTGTAAATGTTTTGCAATAGATGGGGTTAAAAGGTTTGCGGTATTTGTATTTGAACCGTCATAGGCATAAGATCCATAGTGGTAAAGTCTTA